CATTAGTTACGAATACAATCGTGACAAAACTGTTGGTCAACCACGGTGGATTGATATTGAATACCTTGATCACGGTGAAGTAAAGAAGATTTATAAAGACAATTCGAAAAGGATTGAATGAATGCCAGCAGTACGAACATGTAGATACCCAAATTGTCATAACCTAGTTACCATCGATCATTATTATTGTGAACAACATCGAGCATTGGAAGCTGATTATTTGAAGTCACGCATGAAATATCATGGCACGCACGAGCGTGGTTATTCCCGTCATTACAATGCGATCAATCGGCATGCTAACAAAATCAAAGACGCACAAGAAAAGTTTTATCACAGCAAAGAATGGCAAGGGTTAAGACGAGTCGTCTTAGATAAGCAACATTATCTTTGCCAGTATTGTTTATCCGAAGGTCGAGTAAAGCCAGCAAAGATTGTTGATCATTGTGTGCCGATTACATTTGATCCAAGCAAAGCAGATGATGCTGATAATCTTGATGTGATTTGTCCTGAATGCCATTATAAAAAGGATAAGTTCGAATCGGTTTACTATGGTTCAAGTGATGGCGTAGGACGCAACGATGTTGATCCAATTACGGAAGTGAAGCTAGTTGATTATTACATGAATCATCTCGATCAAATACCAAAAGCGTAGGGAAATCCAACCGGTCTTAAGTTACCCTCATTTAGATTTTAAAGATAGTTTTAATCGTTTAAAAATTGCGTTTTAAGAGCGTTAAAAATTTTAAATATAAAATACCGAATACGCTAAAAAAATTTACCCCCGCCCATGTTTGGCTTCAGGAAGAGCGCACACATTGGGGTCATTTCATGTCAAAACAAGATTTTTAAAACTTTTTTATAGGGGGGTCTATCAACGCCTAAGACATGCGGTTAAGGCGTTTTTGTTTATGAAAATAGCTCAAAACTACTGCTTATTCCAACCCTAAAACGAAAGAAGGTGACCATCATTACAAAAATTAAAGATTTGCCTGACGAGCCACCTAGTTATTTGACAGGAACAGCAAGATACATGTGGCGAAGGTTAGTTCCGTTGATAAAATCCGATCCAACAGTTAATGAAATGGACAAAACAATGGTTGAAGCGTTTTGTATCAATTATCAGATGATGCGTGAAGCCTATGATCATATTCATAAAAATGGTGCTTTGAATCCAATCATAAAAACAGTTGTCAATCCGGTCACGGGTAAAATTATTGCTCACGACAGTCTTGGCTTTAAGAGAAATCCTGCCACGCAGATTCTCGATGCTTCAACGGTTAAATTAAAGGCTCTTGGCAGTGAGCTTGGTTTAACGCCTAAAGGGCGTGCAGAGCTTTTAGATTTAAAAATTCCGGAAGATAATTCCGACAAGCCTTCTACTGCCGAGCAGATCAAACAATTCTTAAAAGGTGGCTGATATTTGAAAGGAGATGAGAAAAATCAGAATTGACTTAACAAAAACACATGATGTTATCGGTGCCTATAAATCAATTGATTTTTCCCAGATTCGAAAAGATTATCAAGATCCTGGCACCAAATATGCTTTTGATGTTTTGGATGGTAAATATATAACTGGTTACTACATGAAGCTTGCCTGTTTTCGGCATTTAAGAGATTTGCAAAGACAAGATACAAAAGATTTTCCATATCATTATTCGATTGATGAAGTTAAAGCAATATTGAACTTTGCCGCTCAATGTCCAGAAGTTAAGACTTTAAAACCGGTTAAATTGATGCCTTTTCAGGAGTTCAGTTTGGCTCAATTGATAGGCTGGCGCAGTGAGGGTGGAGACAAGCGTTTTGCCAGAGCGATCATTTCAGAAGCTCGTCATCAAGGAAAAACTTACTTGATGGCAATTATTATCATTTATAGTTTCTTGATTGAATCGCTTGGCCAATCTAGTCAGGATTACTTAGTAACCTCAAAGAATTTTAAGCAGACTAGCAAAATTCTTTCATATGTTAAAACCATGCTTCGATTGATTTTGAATCGCGAACCTTGGAAATCTTTGGGAAAAGAAGATGGTATTAATTTAAAGTCATTAGCTACACAGTCGGACATGGTTGTCATGTCTGAACACGATAATAAATTAAGAGCCATTACTTGGGATTCTGGGCAATATGATGGATTCCATTTCAAAACTGCTATTGGGGATGAATTTGCTGATCCTGCAATTTCTGACGTTGATAAAATTTCTAAAATAACATCAGGACAGATTGATGTTGATAACAAACAATTTATTCAAATATCAACTGCTTATCCAGATAGTACCGTTCCTTTTCATCGTGACGAGAAGCACATTATTGAATCGATGGAAAAAGATTGGAAACGTGATGGTGATACCTATCTTTGCTTAATTTGGGCAATTGATAACATTAGTGAAACAGAAAAACCTGAAATGTGGATTAAAGCCAATCCGTTATTGGATATGCCAGAAAAGCATGACAAGATGTTACGGGATTTAAAGACCGAAAAGGATGCTGATAGTTTAGCTGGTAACTTATTTGCTTTTCAAAACAAATCATTAAATATTTGGCTGCAGGCTTCGATTGATAGTTACTTGTCCTTAAAGAATGTAGAAGAATCTATTACTCCGAAATTCGATATGCATAATCGAGAAGTTTATATTGGCTTTGATTATTCTCAATTTTCAGATAATACTGCCTTCGGTTTTGTTTTTCCCTATTTTGATCGGAGAGGACAACCAAAATTCTTTCTTTATCAACATTCTTTTATCCCTTGGAACCATTCAGGAAGTATTGAAAATAAGGAACGACAAGACGGAATTGACTATCGAACTTTGGAAAAGATGGGTTTCTGTACAATCACCGAGCATAAAGACGGCATTATAAACACTGATCAAGTTTATCAATGGTTGACCAAATTTGTTTTTCAATACCAGTTGAAAGTCCTTTACTTTGGATATGACGAAGCCGGTTCTTATCAGACTGCTAATTTAAAAGATGCATTGTTGGCTAACTATCCTGCTTGGAATATTGAAAATATCAAGCAGTGGCCATCTAATCTAGCTAAACCAACTAAGTATTTACAAGATATGTTTACAACGCATAAGGTTACTCGCTTAGACGATGAAGTTATGGAAAAAGCTTTGCTTAATGCAACCACTGGTTTATCGCCTTTTGGAATTTCAGTTGAAAAGAATCGGGCAACTTTAAAGATTGATGTAGTCGATGCTTTGATAGATGCTTTTTATAAAGGTATGTACCATTTTGACGAGTATTCAGAGTTTAATTCAGATTTAGCCAAGTTTAGTCGCATGGATGGACAAGAACAAATTAAGAAAGGAATCGCTAATGGTGCGATAGATCCGGAACTTTTAGATGATATTTAAGACAATTTTTAACTTAATATGGCGTTATTTTGACGTGATTTGCTTTGTTTTAGCCCTGATATGCATTAATATTGGAGCTTTTTTGTTAATGAAGGCAATTGCCTTAATAACCATTGGCCTTTCATTAGCTTTGATCGGTTGGCTTTCAGAAGTTGTCGATGACGATAAAGGAGGTGGTAAATAATGCCGTTGTTTCACTCGAATTTTCATATTAGAGATTCGACAGCAAAAGCTTCTATTCCAATTGAAGGCTGGACAAATATCATAGATTTTCTTAATCCAAAAAAAGATCGTTACATAAGCGCTTTTAAAGCTTTGAGAAATCCTGATATTCATTCAATTGTTATGCAATTGTCTGGAGATTTAGCAACGGCTAAGTTAAAGGCAGATGCTACAAGAGCACAAGGCATTTTAGATAATCCTTCCTCAACGGCAAACGCTAGAACATTTTGGATAACAATGTTTGCTCAAATGATTTTAGGAGGTGAATCATTTGCTTATCGATGGCGCAATGCAAATGGCATTGATTCTCGCTGGGAATATTTAAGGCCATCGCAAGTGCAGACTTTTGAATTATCTGATGGTTCTGGTCTTGTTTATAACCTGTCTTTTGATGAGCCGGATATTGGCCTAATGCAAAATGTGCCACAGTCTGACATGATTCATTTGAGATATTTTTCAATGAATGCGATGACTGGCTTTAGTCCGCTTTATTCTTTATTTGAAACCTTGGATATAAAAAAACAATCAGATGCTTTGACGTTGAAAGCATTGGCGCAATCTGTCACCGCAAACAGTACTTTATCCGAACCGACACAAGTAAGTGATAAATATGCCTTGGCTAGAGCAAAGACATTAACAAAGCAATTGGAAACCTCTGGTGGTGTACCTATTGTATTAATGCCTGGTGAAACATTTACGCCCTTGGAAATTAAATCAAATATTTCGACACTTTTAAGCCAGGTTGATTGGACTTCAACACAGATTGCCAAGGCTTTTCAAGTCCCTAGTTTTATGGCAGGCGGTACAGGTGACGAACAAACTTCATTGCCAGACCAATACAAAATTCAATATGGAAGTACTTTAAATCGTGATATGAATATGGTTTTGAGCGAACTTAACAATAAATTGAATGCCAATATCACAGCGGATATGAGAAAAGCAATCGACCCATTTGGAAATGATTACGCAACTGCATTATTAGGCAGCAAAAATCTTACTGCAGATCAAGTTTCCTTTGCATTGCAACAAAATGGTTATTTGCCTAGTGGCATGCCAAAAGCTCCGGTTGCAACTTCAACAGCAACTACAAGCGTGGCAAATAATCCGCCACAGGAAGGAGAAGATGAGTGACAAAAATTATAAATGTTAAGGGTGATGTTGTTGATAATGACACTGCTCTTTTTTATAGCTTTTTTGAGATGGCCTGTGTCAGTCCACAAGGCGTTCAAAATCAATTACAACAAGGTGATCCAAATGAAGATGTTGAAGTTGATATTGCTTCCAATGGCGGAGATGTTTTTGCAGCAAGTGAAATTTATACGATGCTGAAATCATATCAAGGCTCTGTGAATGTTGTAATTCAAGGGTTAGCTGCTTCGGCTGCTTCAATTATTGCAATGGCTGGACAAAATGTTTCAATCTCGCCAACGGCGCAGATCATGATTCATAAGTGTTTAGTTGATCCAGGCTTTTCCAATGCCGATGATCTTAGAACTGCAGCAAGTGTTAATGATGGTATTGATC